TCACTGCCCTTTGTCCTTTATCTTCTCAGCAACCTTCTCGAAGTCGTCATGCACAGACTGAGCCAGCACCTTTGCATATCTTTGGGTCTGCGTGATGTTCGTGTGTCCGAGCATCCGACTGACGTTTTCAATCTTGGCACCATTCCTGAGCATGTATGTTGCAAAGGTATGGCGGGCCAGATGGGAGTGCAACGGAATCGTAATGCCAGCAATCACACCAAGGGCTTTCAAATTGTGGTTATAGTCCGCGTTGTCTATCTTCGGAAGACGACCGCCATACTTCTCGATGATCCGCACGGCTGGCGGCAATAGCTGCGACACGTATGCAACGCCCGTCTTGATGCGCTCACCTGTATGGCGGTAGGTATCGCCCTCTTTGCGGTACTGTCGTATGTCGAAACTTTGCATATCGCCGAACGCAAGCCCTGTGTACATCTGAAATATAAACAAGTCGCGGCATATCGCCATCATACTGCCATCGGGAACCAGCAGCCGTTCAAAGGCTTTCATTTCCTCTTCGGTCAGGTACTCCACATTTTCCTTCTCACCCCGTTTGAACTTCAGCACTTCATACGGATTGCGGTTGATTTTGTCAAACGTGAGGGCGCGATGGAGCAGAGCCTTCAGGCACTTGTGGTAATTATACACGGCACTATCGCTCAATGCACCACCGTCTAACTGATGCAGCCAGGAGTCGAAGTTCGAGATATTTTCTACGGTCACATCTTCCAATCGTGTCAGCTTTGCATATTCTTTCAGGCGATTCATCAGGGTGTAGTATCGTTTTCGTGTGCCTTGACCAATATCGAGCAAAGGAATCTGCTTCTCAATCCAATCAAGCAGCGTTGGCCCTTCTTTCGAAACCTCCACCTGTTGCCATATCATTCGTTTTACACTTTGGGTGTCGAATGTTTTACACTGTTTTACAACTTCGTTTGCGTATCGGTAGATTTTCTCATATATAATGCTCAATCGTTCATTCAATACGTCTGCATCCTGACGGTTGACCACGCGATCCGTTGACCATTCATTCTTATACACGCGCACGCCAGTACTTATATATTTCGTTACTCTGTCAATGGTGACGCGCACCTCGACGTAGCCTTCACGAGTGCGTGAGGCGGTTTTTCTCCTATCAAATATTACTTTTATAGTTATCATATATCGTTTGTTTTACACTTTATTGAGCGTGTTGTACATTATGTGTAAAACATTCCGTACTAAATCGGCTCAAATCGGCTTATTTTGTCATTTTTCTCTCGATTCAGATTTAGGGCCACCTCCCTTTAAATCACGGGGGATGCCAGTATTTACGGCATAACCCCACTTTTTGTCTGCGTGATCCGTTTGGGGTTATGCGAGATTTGACGACTTTGCTTGTATATAAAGAGGTTAACGCGATGGTATTAGTTGACCAAATGTAAAACAAGTGTAAAACACTGGCCAAAATCAAGGTTAAACTCATTATAATTATAAGGTACGTCATACGTGCGCGGATGGCTTGTCTTTCTTGTCGGCGATTCCTTTGGGGAAGGGGAAGTCCTTAAATAGTTCTTCATCCTTGGCGGCGTGAACTTGCTGCTGGAGGATGTCGATTTGTTGGCGGAGAGCGGCAATGAGTTCGTCTTTCGCCTGAATCTGTTCGCGGAGTGCTGCGATGGTTTCGTCTTTGGCCGCAAGTGCGGCATTAATCAGACTTGATTGGTCAATAGAATTGTTTTGCTTTTCGATTTCCTCGGACTTAACTTCTTCCTCGATAGTTAAAAGTGAGCCTTCTCCAGTCAGAAGATAGTCGAGATTGAATACACCAGGGAATGCCTCACAAATATTTTGGAATAGTTTATTTGTCAGGTTCTTCTCGTTTCCATTCATTGCTGATGATAAATAAGCACGATTATATCTTATTTCATCAGCAAAGTCAGCTTGCGTATGTATTGGAAAGTGCTTCCGTACATACTCATATACCTCTTTTAGTCTGTCTTTTCTCGCCATGCAAATATAACACTTTATTTATTAATTATTCTTAAAATCTAAACAAAAAGTTAGAAAATGTTTGTTTTCTAACAAAATGTTTGTATATTTGCACCCAAAATCAATAAAGTTAGTAATCGGGCACAAGAATAGCCGTCAGGCGTTAAACGTCTTTTCAGCAAAAGCGGACACGCCACTTTGCGAAGGTAATGGGTTGCAAATATACGGCTTTCTTCCCGATTATCTAACAAAAACGTTAGAAAATTAATAAAGTTTAAGTAAATGGCACAGGAAAAAGTAACACGAGAGGAACTTCTTGGGATGCACATCGGACAGACGCGCATCTTTACACTCGTAGACAAAACGAAGTTGCAATCCGTTGCTTCTACATTGACTCAACTAAAGAATGAAGACAAGGGGGAATGGACTCATCGTAAGGACTACGAGGCATCAGCAGTAAGTGTGACAAGAGTTAAGTAACAACAAAACAAAAGGAACTATGGCAAACGATTTAATTCAATTTGGAGAGAGCAGGCAGACGATGAGCAGTTTGGAGATTGCCAAGCTGACGGGTAAGCCACACAATGACGTGATGAAGGCCATCCGTACGATGGAGCCATCATGGGAAAAAGTATCGCAGGGAAAATTTTCCCTATCATCCAGAAAGGTCGAGCAGCCTAATGGTGGCATACGGGAATATCCATGCTATGAACTGACCAAGACTGAATGTCTTTATGTCGCCACCAAGTTCAACGATGAAGCACGCGCAAAGTTGGTCATCCGTTGGGAAGAGTTAGAACAGAAGGCACGCGCTCAGATGCTTCATTTGCCAGACTTCACCAATCCTGCCGAGGCTGCAAGAGCCTGGGCACAGGAATATGAACAGAAGCAAGTACTCGCTATCGAGAACAAGCGACTGGAAGAAGAGAATATACAGTTGGCCATTGAGAATCAAGAACTGAAAAACGACAAGAACTACCTCGATTTGATTATGAGGTCGAAGGCATTGCTCACCGTCAGTCAGATTGCCCAAGACTATGGCATGAGTGGCAAGGCTATGAACAAACAACTGGCACAGATGGGTATTCAGTACAGCATCAATGGTCAGTGGATTCTCTACGCGAAATATAAAGATTGCGGCTACGTGTCGAGCCGTTCAATCGACATCACCCGTGCTGATGGTCGTCCTGACGTGGTGCTTCACACCGAATGGACTCAGGCTGGCCGCAAGTTCCTGTATGAAGAGTTGAAGAAAGAGGGTATCATTCCGATGTTGGAAAGGGACTGAATATGGAAAAGGTACACGTTGATGCTGTAACCAAGCATATTGATGAGATGATTTCTAATCTAAATCTCATAAAAGAGATAGTGAAAGCGAACAATAACACTATTAAATCTCTCAATGAAGCGATTAAGTCTCAAAACGAGACAATAAAACTACTGAAGGAGTTAAACTCAAAATCATCTTAACAATGGATTGGAAGGCGTTGGAGGCGAAGATCATCGCTACGGTGTCGAAGGTGGCAAAGAAGCACTACGAGGTATATGATGAGCGGTGGGTGACGGACGAGGTTCTGTGTGAGCACGTCGGTCTACTGACAAAGCGGTGGCTGCGGGAGAATGGCTATCTGTTGCCACGTACTCCGATAGTGTGGAAAGATAAAGATGGTATTGAGCACACCAGCAAACAGTATCTATACCCGCTTCATAAGATTTTAGCAATGGTCGAAGACGGGCGGATTAAGAGGCTGGGATATGATGCAGCATAAAGAGGTTAAAGCAAAAATACATGTTTTTCAACTATGACGACAGCGGTCGTGAGAATACTTATCATTTATTGTCAAAAGTGAATAAGATTGTTTTTATTTATCCCCTGCCATCCGTGAGGCTCGCAGGTTTCTAAAAAGGAAGGTTGGCCGAGTGGACGAAGGCAAAAATACCCATCCCATCGAAAGATGATGCTCTTATATCTACCACACACCGCAGGTTCGAATCCTGCACCTTCCGCTAACGATGAAAGGAGAAATAGTTCTTTGACTTACTGGTACAATAAAAATATCCACCCCAAGGCGGGATAGGAGAGGCGAGACTAACAATCGACGACCCGAACTGAACGACGTCAGGGTGGTTTTGTCAGCGGCAACGCTGGCAAGGTTTGAAAAGAACTATTTATCTCTTTTGCACTGACATCAGCGCGAATGTTTGCCGACTGGTTGGCGCGGTCGGGTCGGTGTTGAAAAAGAAACCCATATATAAATGGTATGCCGTATAGCTCAGTAAAGGCAGAGCAGCGGGGACTAACCCGCAGGTCGTTGGTGCGAGGCCAACTACGGCAACAAATTTCTTTTCAAAGCGCATTTTGGTGGGAGTTGGGTATGTCCCATAAGGCAACGCAACCGCACAAATTTCGAAATTCAATGATGTTATCCTTTAGATTAAATCAAAGCGAACGGTGCTGAGAGGTTGGTAACGCAACCAGCTCCATTTTATCAAGTGCGAAGGAAAGAGGAAATAATACAATAATATAAAAAACTAAGGAATTATGGAAAAGATCATCAAAATCGTGAAAAGCGAATGGTTTCGTTATGGTGTGCTTGCACCCGTGTTTTTCGTCTTAGTCGCTGCGATTGGTAGCATTGGTGAGTAACCCTTTAATACATCAGGAATTATGGAGATAACAGGCATTTTAATGCGCAAGCTGGGAGAGCGCGAAGGAGTGAGCAGTCGCAACGGCAACCCTTGGAAGATTGGCGAGTATCTGCTGGAGATACCAGGTCAATATCCAAGGCACATCAATTTCAGAGTGAGTGACGGACAGGTTGGTAGACTCGCACGATTTGAAAGTATGATCGGAAAGACTGTCACGGTATCGTTCGACATTGATGCGCATGAGCATGAAGGTCGTTGGTATAACGAGATTAATGCGTGGGGCATCATGGAGTACGTGGTAGGTAGGAAGACTCCGCAGACCACCGTAGCACCAGAACCGCAGGGCACGGCAGCAGCGGCACCAACAACAGAGCAAAGTCAGGAAGGAGGCGGAAATGGCTTACCGTTCTAAAAAGAAGAACCTGAAGAAGATCACGGTGCTGACGGTGCCGAATGGGTACACGCTGACCTATGACGGCATGAAGCCAGCGGGTGGTCACATGTACTTTACCCCGGAGCAACTGCTGGAAGGCTTTATGGTTCATATCGGCTTGGAGATGACGGAACAGCTCGACATTGATACGATGCAAGACTTCATCGTAGCAGCCTGCAACTGGAAAGACAATGCCAAGTGCATCCAGGAAATCGAGAAACTGAATACTCAGGTGAATGGTTTGCGCTTGCGTCGCAATGGACTCGCAACAAAACTCATTGCCGAGCGCAATCGTCTTTTGACGATGGTAGAAGCGATCCGTAAGATGGAGAAGAAATTCAAGGGAACTGACATCGGCGACCAACTGAAAGCCATCATCAAGAGTCATGTGCATACCAAGCCCTACACATTGAAAGCCCTGGGCATTACGAGTACTCACGTTGTGGAGACTGAAGAACCAGAAGAGGAGGATGAAGAATGACGCGACAGATGACCGAAGCGCAGCGCGAGCGACGGCGACAGGTGCAACACGCAAGGTATGTCCGCAAGCGTGAGGAGATACTGGCCAAGCAGAAGGTCTACCGCGACACCCACAAGGCCGAGATAGCAGCCAAACGGCGACAGCGGGACTTCGAGAAGAAGTATCTCCAGAAGCCTCGCATGAAGCGCGACAAGAAGGAACTATATCACGAATACTACTTGCGGCACCGCGAGGAGATTTGTGCAAAAGCAAGAAAGAGAAGTTATGAGCGAAGAGCAAAACAACATACCACAACAGACCGAGATACCAGAGTTTCTACAGGGTGACAACTGGTTCCAGGAAGACACCAGCGGGCTGTATTTGGATTTTACCAAGCCCTACAAACCGCCACGATGGACGCTCTCGCATGACGGTGTGCCATTTGCCAAGCTGGGCGATGTGCATGTCATCAGCGGTAAGGCCGGACACGGAAAGACGGCCCTGATGTCGCAGTTCATGGCGTGTCTGTTGTGCGGGAGCTTTGGACACCTCAAAAGAGAACTGAAAGAACCTGCGACCATCCTCTATATCGACACGGAGCAATCGGAAGACGATACCATCGCTATCAAGAACCGTGTGCTGACGTTGGCTGGTGATCCAATCAATCAACCGCACGAAAGATTCAAGGTGGTCAGGCTTCGTGAGACGGAGGATGCCAAGGAACGGTGGCGACAAATCCTGAAGGTCATCTGGGAGGTGAAGCCTACGGTGGCATTCCTTGACGGTATGCTCGACGTGGTGAACGATTACAACGACCAGACGGAGTGCCAGCCAATCATCCGCAAGTGCATGAAGTTGGTGACACATTACGACATGTCGCTGTGGTGCGTGCTCCATGAGAACCCGATGGCAGAGAAGATGGTCGGTACACTCGGCTCTATCCTTCAGCGCAAGGTGACTGAGGCGTTTGCCGTCAGGAAACACAAGCACGAGAAAGACAAGTTCCCCAACATGCCTGACATCTTCTTTGAGGTCATTCAGCCGAAAGCGCGTGGACGTGATCAAGACGAGTGGTGCTTTGAGGTTGTGTCGGCTGAGAGTTGGGGCGTGCCTGTAGAGCTCGATGATAATGGGCGAGTCAACGATCCAGAAGAACGAAAGTACCAGGCATTCATCAGAGAGGCAGACGAACGATTCTCTAAGTTGGCTTGGACTCCGAACGGACTGACCAGAAGCGATGTTGATTCTGGACTTACGAAGCAGGGTGTGACGAGTAATCGCCGACGTGGTGACTTGATAAACATTGCCCTTGAAAAAGGCATCATCTATAAGCTGGGCGACAAACAACGCCCGAAGTATCACTATAACGGACTCAATAAGGAGGTGCCAAACGACCAAGCAGAACAACTGCCATTCGAAGGGCCGAACCAAGATGGAGTGCCGTTCTAATTATTCACATTTAAACGTTAAAACAATGACACGAAACGAATTTGAACAGCGTGCGGCCATCGCAATGCTGAGTAACCCGAATATGATAGACGGTAACGGTATTCCAGAATTTGGTGACATCGCTTATGCCGCTGGAGTAATGGCAGAAACATTGGAAAAGAAAAGCGACTTTGTCGTATTTGAAGAGGAATGCGACGACCCAACCGAAATCAAAGGTATCATTCAGAAAGGATTATTCGACATTGATGCTCGCCTTGAAGAAATCAGAAAAGGCACTGACTGTATTGGTGAGAAATAACAATTCCCGCCGCAGAGCCCGTTTCCCTATTCCCCACCCCTTATATATATAAGGGGATGGGAATGGGAAACCACGCACGCGGGCGACGCGCGTACACGCGCATTTGGCTTTTCAGATAATCCATTCACAAGACTATGGCAAAAATCGACAAAAACATAATCGACAAAGTACTCGAAACGGCTAAGATAGAGGAGGTCGTAAAGGACTGTCTCGGCAGCTACGACAGCGGCAACAAATCGGGACTAAAGAAGACGGGCGTGAGGTATGAGGCCCTTTGCCCGTTCCACGATGACAAGTCTCTCGGCTCGTTTGTGGTCTATCCAAAAGGCAACTGTTATAAGTGCTTCAGCTGCGGTGCCGGTGGTGGAGTGGTTGACTTCCTGATGAAGCATGAGGGATTGAGCTATCCAGACGCAATCCGTTGGCTTGGAAAGAAGTATAACATCCCTGTCGATGATATGCCTGTGGACTGGACCTACACACCACGACCCGCACCGCCACCGCTGCCAATGCTGGAGTTGCCTGCCGCGATGATTGAAAAGACCATGAAGGCTATCGACCAGGATAACCTCGTCAGATGGATGCGCCTCGGCGTGAATTGGGACACCGTGCAACGGTACAACCTCGAAAAAGCACTCTTTGACTATCGTGTCGGTCACGGCAAGAACGGTCACACCATCTTCTGGCAATGCGACGAGAACGACAAGGTGCGCACAGGCAAGATGATGCTCTACCGCGAGGATGGCCACCGCGACAAGGTGAGCAAGTGGAACTTCGACTTTATCCACTCTTCGCTGAGTCGCAAACGCAATGAAGACGATCCGTGGCCATTCCCAAGCATCTTCGACCCCGACAAGCAGGAGCCGCACTTGTGCTTCTTTGGTATGCACTTGTTGAATCGATTCCCCGAAGCAACCATCAAACTGGTGGAGTCGGAGAAGACGGCGGTGCTGATGGCGACAGCCTACGGCAACCATAAGATGCAAATATGGATGGCGTGCGGTGGCTTGGAGATGATAACCCGCGAGAGGCTTCAGCCATTGATAAACCAGAAGCGGCGCATCATCCTCTATCCTGACCGCGACGGCATAGAGAAATGGAAGGTGAAGGCAGAACAGATGCATTATGACCGACTGGCAATCGACACCGAACCCGTCACGAAATGGTGGAAGCCTGAAGACGGTGAGAAGGCTGACATCGCTGATGTGGTGGTGAGGATGCTGAATGCATCGACACCATTGACGAACATTCACGACGTGGCCGAGCAGATGCCGCAAGTCAAACAATTAATCGATAAACTAAACCTACAAATCGAAGATGAACGACAAATTTGAGAACGTTTCGACCAAGGTAGCAGCGGAGGTTAAGGAACAACTTAACCGCATCCTGAGCAGCATGGGACTGAACGAATATCAATGGCTTCAGCTGATGATTGAGGTCACTATAAGAATGATGGATGACCGCCACAACCTATCGGCAGCGATGGCCAAGATGATTCAGATGTTCCGCATGGTGCCAGGCTTCAAGGATGCGGCGAGTCTCGTGGATGCCAACGCCGAAGGACAGATCGACGGTGCCATATACTTCGTGAACGTCAAAGGGAAGAAGGGCTACAAGCCGGTGATGGTTGAGCGCACTTGGTTTGACGGCGAATGGAACGAGACCCACAACGTGAAGGCCATCGTGGAGTGCGTCATCGAGCGGTGTGCGCCTGACTCCTACATGAAGCTGCGCCAGCACATGAAGGAACTCGACTGCGAGAGCGTCTTCGAGTGCCTGATGACGATGGTAGATGCGTATTCTCTCGCACGTCTTGATGAAGAGATTCCCGCGATGTTCAATGACATGCGTGCCGATAATGGCAAGGCTCTGGCCTACGGTGCCCGCACCAAGCGCAAGAAGCGGTTCACGCCCGACACCATGCCAAAGCTCAACTTCAACAACCAACAGGAAAGCGAGGTGGATGATGGTACCTGATGATGAGAAGTTCCAATTCGCCACGCCCAGAAAGCCCCACAAGCCCAACCCCGAACTGGAGAAGCAACTGTATGATTTAGGATTCAGACCTCACGGATATGAGTGGTAAGAAGACAAGGTATAGACCAGAGCACATGCGGATGCTCAACGACCGACGATGGAAGGAAACGAAGCGGATCGTATGGGAGAGGGCTGAAGGCTTGTGCGAGTGGTGTAAGCGTGACGGGTACATCGTGCCTGGTGTGGACTGTCACCACCTCGTGCCATTCGAGTCGGCAAAGACTCAGGCAGAGATGGAGCGGCTGTGCTACGATGCGACTGGCAATGTGGTGCTGTTGTGCGTGCCATGCCACGTCAAAGCCCACGTTGAACTACGAAGCAAGACCAAAGCCAAGGTAAAGGCGAGGCGATCACAAGCCTTCGAGCGATGGAAGGATCGAATGAAGGGCGACTCAACGACCGATGATGACCCGACCAAAAACCCCGCGGGCCTCGTTTAATTTCGGGCCTTCGAAAAATCCCAAAT